TCTCTGCCCCAGGATACTCGTCAAAGAGCATTTCCTTTGCCTCTTTAAAAGTCTTCTCGTAGTCGTCATAGTCGGTAATCCTACCACTGATGTATATTGTCATTTTTTGCACGCTACACCGCCTCCCTTTCAATCACTTCTAAATCGTGCTTATATTCTTTCAAAAGCTTGCTCAATAGCTCCTTGCCTACATCATTGACTGCTTCATCCTTTAACAGTTTCTCGATGTTCTCGATTTCCGATTCAAGGAAATTGCTTGCGTAATTTATTAGTCTGGCTTGTGGTATCATTGTTCCTCCTTGATTTTATCCTCAATCAACTTATGTATCTTTGCTCTAACATCGTCTGCTACTTCAAAGTGCTGACTTGCACAACAGCGTTCTAACTCGTCTAATAAGTCGTCTAATTTGCTTTTAAAATCGTTCATCTGTTCCTCGCTTTCTGTTGTATGCTCCTCTTGGTAGCAAA